AGCGTTGCCGACCAGCAGACATGAATCAGTCAAATGTGATTCTAGATTTTGCTGAGAAAAAGGTACTAAAATGTGTCATTGAAGGCAAAGATCATGATACTACCTTTGACATCATGCGTGAATACTATCGAAAGGTATACCCTGCATTGGTCACCCAGTTAGAAAAGGAAGGGCCGATAGCCGCAGCCCAAGAACAAGGCATGAACCGTCAGCAACGGCGGGCGGCAGAGTCAAAGAAATAAACGGGGCCGAAGCCCCGTTTACCTTATAAGTATTTCCATCCTGATTTTTTATTACCAGAAATATTTCTCTCGCTTCTCCTAATACGCTCTCTTATTGCATAATGAGAAATTTTGTATTCTTTTGCAGCAGAAAAAATACTATTAAAAATTTTTCCCTTAGGATCAATACAAGGTCTTTCTTTAATTCTCCCATAATTACTAGGGATGTGTCTGCCGGGATAATAATTTAATGGTACATCATTCGGAGAAACGTAAACATTGTCTTTGCCGTTTGTATACCAATGGAGATCTAAATCTTTTACTGCTGACCTACCGAACATGGGATTATTAGTACCAAACAAATTTCTATGTGCTGCTGGATTATATACCCCTGAGGCAAATCCGTCTCCCTCTTCGGATTTTAAATTAGCCCAAGTTTTTTGCCATTCTCATCACGCTCATCTACTATATTCCATAGTTTACTATAATACAGGCCCCATTCTTTAAGTTCTTCTGTAGTCCCGCATTCCTTAAGGATTTTAGTAGTTACGTCATACCCGTGTTTCTTAATATGTGGTATCCAGTACTCACCGGATCCCTGGTATTTGTAGGGATTTTGGATAGTTTTTCCTAGGTATTTTAGTCCTGTTTTGTTGTGAGTTTTGAGATACAGATAAATAGTCATGCTGATTGCTCCTTTATAGCGTTAGAGTAGTTGGGTGGGACCAGCACCGCGAACTACATTTCAGTATCTATTTATCATATAATTTTAAAATATGTTCAATTATAGCGTGACGTTTAATATCTTTGGTAGTAAATTCACACTTAATCATACCAGGAACCTCACTAGAGTTAAGTTTATTCTTTAAATCCAATAAACCATTTAGACCATTTGATCGGTCGGCCTGATCAGTATCACCGGTAAGTATTATTTTACTATTTTCACCTATGCGTGTAAGCAACATTTTAAACATGTTAGGAGTAGCATTTTGCATTTCGTCTGCTATTAACCAAGTTTTTTTAAATGTTCTTCCGCGCATCATCCCTAATGGAGCAAATTCTATTATTTCTTCTTTAAGAAAATATTCTATCTCAGTTGAAGAATAATATTCCTTTATTACATCCATTAATGGTTTGACCCAAGGTTCTAGTTTTGAATTTAAATTTCCAGGAAGAAATCCATGATTTTCAGATTCAATACTAATTGCTGGTCTTGTTAGTAATATCTTTTCACAATCTCCTTGTTTCATTGCTTTTATGGCTGCTAACATAGCAAGATATGTTTTCCCTGTTCCCGCAGGACCTGAGACCATTACGATATCTGTTTCAGGGTCGGTCAATGCGATGATATATTTTTCCTGATTTATACTCTGAGGTATTAGTTCGATTGGTTTTCTGGGTCTTTTAGGTTGGGATTGATTAAAGTCAATAGTTTTTGATTCTTTCATATAAAACATCTTGCTTTCATCTACATATCTTCTTGGTCGTGTTTCTTTTCTTAAGTGCTTAGCCACGCTTGATATCTCCTAAATTTGATACTATTAGTCTAGAGAAATTTCTTTCTCATGTGTATTTAAAAGGACGTATTCAGTAAACAAGCAGTATGCAGGAATTTTCCTTGAATGATAAATATTAACTCAGCAAAGACAATTGTCTTGGTTCAATGCCTAAAAGTATAAATACTTATATGAGCAACAAGTCCCTTCCAGCAGATAAGTTTTTTAACAATGTGAACTTCGTATCCATAATTGATACGATTCGCGGGGTCTATATGTCTGATGGTGCTATGTCCACTCTTTTGGACTTTGAACGTGTATTGGATGAAGCAGACCTCTATGCATTCAAGAACTGGTCACTAGGTGAACTCGTTGATGGTCCAGTCATCGGTAGATATTCTTGCAAATGCACATTCATGTGGCCTTATAAACTCATGCCCGATCCTAGAGGTGCATTAAGATTAGTAAACATAGGATGCAAAACAAGCATCGGTAAGAGCAAGATCGAGGTTCCGGTTGAAGTGTTAGACTATGAAGACTTCGTTCCAGGAACACGCTATCCTAAGATGCATACTAGAGATGTCTGGTTTATTCAGATTGAGATTCCTATCGAATTGATGGATGATATCAAAGAAGGTTCTATTGACCTTGCTGATTCAACTATTGACCTTTCCGAGATAGAAGATGCCTATAATGAGGACCTTGACGACTCTACCGCTAGAGAAGAATCGGCACCAGAAACAACTGCTGACCAAGCACAGGCCCCTGAAGAAGAAATGGCTCAGGCCGGAAACCCATTGGGATGACAATGAAAACACTAAATGAAGCCCTAGACTACATGGATATGAAGGACCAAATAGAACCTAAGATCACCGTTGATGAATATGCGGCTAAAATGGGCAAAGATAGTGATATCGTGACCCTGACATTCACCGTACATTCTAAGCTTGCCGCCAAGGATCTAACATCTTGGTTAGAGCGTGGATATGAATTTGTGCTTGATGCTAGCGTCAGTGATGGAGAACTAGAGCCAGGTGAATGGTTGGTATTTGTTGAGATGCAACGCCGCATTGCAGTTCCTGATAGAATAATTAAATTGCTATCTGACCTAGAGACACTCACTGATATTTCTATTGACGATTGGGTGGTAGACATCGCAGGTAAAGAAGTAGGTGCCAATGAACAACAGATCAGAGACGAGATGATCCTGAACCCTAATGAATATAAAATGGAAAAAGAACAGGACGAGAAACTAGATGAGGTCCGACAGCTTGCCGGACTAAATTTGGATAAGACTCCTTATGTTGAGGACGAATATATCAAGAATCTCAAGGCAATCGCAAGAATTTAGGCTTGACATCTCATACATAGTGTGTTAGTATACTAGAATGGATCATTATAGCATATTGGGAGTATCTCGCGAAGCCTCCCTGGAAGAGATCAAAAAAGCATATCGTAAATTGGCTATGCAACATCATCCCGATCAGGGCGGAGATATCAGTAAATTTCACAAACTAAACGAAGCGTATGAGACACTGAGTGATCCCAGTAAAAAGCATCTATACGATAATCCACGGAAACAATCACAGCATCCTGGAGGATTCAATTTCAATGTGAATGGATTTGACCTAAATGATATATTCCGTCAGGCGTTCGGTCAACAAGGTACTAATCCGTTTGATAATAACCCTTTCAGACAGACACAACAACAATTATATCGCACTAGGTTAGAGATATCATTGATGGATTCATATTACGGAGAAGAAAAGGCATTACAGGTTAGCTCACCAACCGGAGTTAGTGCTATCAAGGTCAAGGTTCCACCGGGAACTAAATCCGGAGACCAGGTCAGATATGATGGCGTGATCGATGGTGCTCATCTTGTCATAGAGTTCATTGTTTTACCTGATCTAAAGTTTGATCGCAGGGGCAATGATCTATACTTCAATCTCCCGATCTCTATTTTAGATTTGATTGTAGGAACAAAGGTAGACTTTAGAACTATAGACGGAAAGATGTTGTCAGTAAACATTCCCCCTAGGACACAGCCGACCATGCAGGTCAAGATATCAGGTGAAGGAATGCCTATATCAGATAGCGGACAGTATGGTGACCAAATACTATTGCTTAAACCTATCCTACCTGATAATATAGACGATGATATAATTGAAGCTATAATCAATAGCCGAAATAAATAGTAATAACACTTTTAAAGGAAATAGAAATTGCATAGCAGTCCGGAAATTGAGAATATCATTGAGCGAGCAATAGACTCGGCTAAACAGAGAAACCATCATTATTGCACGGTAGAACACCTACTATGGGCTCTAGTGACTCATCCTCCTTTTAAGAAGTGTCTCAATAGTTTCAATGTTGACACTGATCTCATGGTCACTGAGATTGAAGCATACCTAAACGCACTACATGCTATTGAATCTAAGGAAGCTGATTGTCAACCACGCAAGACGAATACTCTTGAGCGGGTGATGAATCGTAGCGTGACGCAGGTTCTGTTTACTGGTCGTCAACAGATGATGACGATTGATCTTTATCTGAGCATCATGAATGAAGGTAGCTCCCATGGTCATTATTTCCTGTTGAAGTATGGCGTCGCTAAGAATGATTTTGTCACACATTGGCAGAGGACCTATAAGGGCGGCGACTATTCCGGAACTATCACACCTAATCAAGCTGACGAAATCCTTGAAGAATACACCCTAAACCTGACTGCTCTTGCCCGTCAAGAAAAGCTGGAGCCAGTCATCGGCCGCACAAAGGAGATTGATGATATCATCAATGTACTCGCAAAGCGTTTCAAGTCTAATGTCCTAATGGTCGGTGATCCTGGTGTAGGAAAGACTGCTATCGCCGAAGGTATCGCCCAAGCAATCGTCAATGATGAAGTACCTGACTTCCTTGAAGGATATGAACTGTATTCACTTGAGATCGGTTCCCTTCTTGCTGGTTCACGCTATCGCGGTGATTTTGAAGAAAAGGTTAAGCAGGTACTTGATGCGCTCGCAATCAAGAAGAAGGCTATCCTTTTTATTGATGAAGCACACACGATGCAAGGTGCAGGTAGTACTTCTAACGGATCAGTTGATTTTGCAAACATGATCAAGCCTGCTATCACTAAGGGCAATCTGAAAGTAATCGCATCTACAACTTGGGAAGAGTATTATGAATCCTTTGAAAAGGATCGTGCTTTGATGCGTCGTTTTTATCGTATCTCTATTGACGAACCGTCTGAAGAATCTACCGTTCGTATTCTCAGTGGTCTTTCAACACGTCTCAATGATTTCCACAGCGTGTCTATCTCTGAGGAAGCGATTGCAGCAGCAGTTGAATGTTCTTCAAGGTATATCCATGATCGCAAGAATCCAGACAAATCAATTGATCTATTGGATGCTGCATGTGCGAAGCAGCGTGTTCTCATGAACGAAGGCGCGATCATCACGAAGCAATTGATCCATGAACAAGTAGAGAAGTTCACTGGTGTTCCTGCTGACAAGCTGTCAGATGATAATCTTGAGCGTATCAATACGCTTGAGTTCAATGTCAAGAATAAACTCTATGGTCAAGACGAGACCGTAGATAAGGTTCTTGAAAGGGTTTATGTGTCGTTTGCTGGTATCGGCAACGATAAAAAGCCCATCGCGAGTTTCTTGTTTCTTGGCCCAACAGGCACAGGTAAAACAGAGTTGGCTAAACTGCTGTCTAAGAACTTAGATATGCCCCTTCTCAAGTATGATATGAGTGAATACAGCGAGAAGCACAGTGTAAGCAGTTTGATCGGTCCTCCCCCTGGTTATGTAGGCTTCGGTGATTCACAAGTACAAGGTGGACGCCTAATTTCAGACTTGAGCAAGAATCCTCACTCTATCCTACTGTTTGACGAAGTTGAAAAGGCACACCCTGACATCTTTAACATCTTCTTACAGATGTTAGACGAAGGTCGTGTCACTGGATCAAACGGTAAAGAAGTGTCAATGAAGAACACACTGATCATCCTCACTTCAAATCTAGGATCACAAGACGGAGAACGGAATAACATCGGTTTCGGTGTCCAAGAAAAGACCGGCGAAGATGACAAGGCTCTCAAGCAGTTCTTCAAGCCTGAGTTCCGCAATCGCCTTGACATGGTCTGCAAGTTTGATAAACTGGACATGTTGTCTATCAAGAAGATCGTCATCAAGTTTGTTGAAGAACTTAAGAAGCCCCTGCTTGACAAGCATAACATCACGCTTAATCTGAGTGAACCTGTCGTTAATTATCTCGCAGATAAGGGATACGATAGCAAGATGGGAGCAAGGCCGCTCAGCCGTAAGATTGATGAGATGCTCCGTGTTCCATTATCAAAGAAGATCCTCTTTGAGCGTATCAACAATGCGAATGTGATGGCAGTCTTAGAGAATGATGAGATCGCATTTAATGTAACTATCAAGCAAGTTGCACATGTTGGGAATGATGGCATTATTGAAGTCGGAAATTAGACCTAACCTATACTATAACAAGTATAAGTATAGGGGTACCATCGTTGATCAGAATATACGCTTTATATGTTCTTGCAAAACATTTGCACAGTTCCTGAACTTTATTAAAAATGAAGAAAAGTATCCTGATCGCTACTCTCAGCAGCGTCTTAGAATCCTTCCTAATACTGATGCTCAACTTGATGAGGTTAAAAACATAATAGAATATCGTAATAAAATGCAACTTATAGAAGGCGTTGTCATAAGAAGGGAACATAATAGTATATCTTTCTACAGCAACAATATTGAATTATTGAAGGAAATATGGGAATTTAGACCAAACTCATTTATTACTGAGGCTAATGCTATGCCAACAGGAGTCATGACATTTGTCAAAGAACCACAACACAAGTACAGATTATACTTGGTCAACGGAAGAGTCAATGCTAGTTCAAGGGAAGAACTTGCTGCTTATGTGAACAGGTCGGCTATATTTCCATGTCATGCACTCTCTCGCTGGCTAAAAAGGAATAGGCTCGTGCATTATGTTTATGAATATTCTAATAACAAATTCTTTTTAGAGTATGATGATCCCGGAACATTAACAGTGTTAGGTCTTATCTGTCCTGAACTTATCGGAAAAGTTTATAAATTAGAAAAGCGTTAGAATTGAATAAATACTCTAATAAAATGGAGTATTTATATGGCAAGAGTTGTTGAAGATGTACTCGTACTCAAACTAAGTAAATTAGTAAAGGACGATGCGACCGAAGATAGCATTGTCACCGAAGAGATACATGCTGCTTTAGAACAAGTAACTGCGGAATTAGTTGGTGATGGTATAATTGTAGAGGTTGTGAGAGCGTAATGTCACAGGGCGTCACTCTACAATTATTACCACAAACAGCCTATCACAATCCAGGTAACGGCGCACCTTACACGGTTGTGGGTAACTCGCAACCTGCCGCATCTTATTATCTTGGAAATCAAAACCTACAGACGGTCAATATCTCAACGACGACCTGCACAGGAAACATCATCATTGAAGCTACATTGGCAAGTAAACCATTAGATTCAGATTGGTTTGAAGTCTATAATCTTCCAACAAGTAACACTAATACTTCAATGTATACCAATATTACCGGCACCTTTGTATATATCAGGGCCGTAATACAAGACTTCAGCTACGGCGGAGTCAATTACGTCAACCTCAGCTATTGATTTCTTGGATACTTTTTTCCTAATCTAGCTAATGACATATTTCTCTTATGCTCTTCCGAAAGGGGTTTTCCCTTTCGGTTAGCGCCTTTCTTAGCATTAGTTTCTGCACTTGCCGGAGGTCTTGCTAATGCTCGTATGCGCTGCTGCTCTTTGAATTCAGGAGTACGCCTTCCATTAGATTTACCTGTTCTACTAATGCTACGTTTTTGAATATGCTCCGGTGTTTGTTTCAGACCAGCGATGCCATCTCCGCCATCAGTACGATTATGTAAGATACCGGTACCTATGTCTTTCCTACCGTACCATCTGATCATTCTTCGCTCAATAGCTAATGCACCTATTTCAGTAAGGTTATGCTCTAGGATTATTATTCTTGACAAATCGCTAGGAGTTTGATATCGTTCTCTTTTGCTGTGTTTCCATCGTCTGCCTTTGCCTTTCCCTATATAATAAGGAGTGCCTTCGGTACGCAAATATGCGTATACATAGAATCCTAAGGGGTGGGTTGGATAGTGATAAATATTCATAGCTGATGCTCCTCTAAAGCGTTAGAGTAGTTAGGTGTTCCACCACCGTGAACTACACTTTTATTTATCAATTAATGATAAATATACATATCTAAGAAAGAAAAAATATGGAAACTACAATCAATATCAAGGCACAATTTGAAGCATTCATTGCTGAGAATGAGAAGTTTGAGAAGGGCAATGCAGCAGCGGGCACCCGTGCCCGCAAGGCATTAGGCGATCTTGCTAAGTTATGCAAGGCCCGTCGCAGTGAAATCACTGACACTAAGAACGCTCGTAAAGAACTCAAATCATAAAACTATGCAACGTATCTATACTATGCGGGTGGCAACTCCGATTTTATCTTCAAAGATAGAACAGAGAGTAGAATATCCTTTTATCGGGCCGCATGCTGATAGATACGCTAAAAAAATTGCAGATGACATAAAAAAGATAAATCCTGATAAAATCTTATGCTTATGTATGGGTGAGCATGAGCCCGAGTATTTTTTTGGGATTTTTTTTTCCGAAATACAAGACTGGTTACTAGAAAACAATAAAATTATTAATCTATTAATAAGTAATCCAGATGGTAAAGAAGTTAGACCTAATATTATTACTGAAGCAACTGCTGGATTTTATCAAAACAGTAGGTATATATTAATTAACCATGTTAAAAGTGATATAAATTATGAAGAAACGCATCTATTAGCAGATAAAGTGTATACTTCGTATAACCATAGGTATAGAACTGAAAGAGGATTGCTAGTAGACACCCTAGTTCAACATGATCTTTTAAATTACGGCGTTGTAACCTTTGCTTATCCAGACATGCATCAGTGGAAATATCATGATGGAACACGACTGAAGGATGAAAACGAAGAATTAGAAAATTTCGCATCTAATCATGGCCTGCCCCCAAGTTTTATGAGAGGATTTTTTGACATTGTGTCAGAATCTAGCATTAAGACTGAAGGATGGTTTATGACAGAAAAAACAATAAAAAGCATAGCCACACTGAAACCTTTCATATCACTTTGTAGTCCGGGATATCATAAATTTTTAATTGATAATTATGGACTTGAATTATATGATGAACTGTTTGACTATAGTTTTGATTCGTTGCCTGACGTTGAAGATCGGATACAAGGAATAGTAGAAAACACTATTCGTATTTCTGCTCTTTATAATGAAGATTTTAGAGACAGAATGCATGACATATTGCTTCCTAAGATGATTAGAAATAGGCAAAAAATGATAAATTTTGGCTTATCTAAAGAAAAGATTATACCAAAATCATTTTGGTTCTTAACAAAAAATACTGAATATCAACTGTATGGTGATTTAAGAGGATTGGTTTACGGTTATCTATGGTATTGGGTTTGGAAAAAATGGATAGATTTTGACACTCTACAAGAAGATTTAAAAAAATTGGTCATGGAGAGGTTTTCTATTCTACGAGGTGATGGAATTTATATTGAAAATAAATATCATGAATTATCCAATACAGAATAGCAGTCGTTTTTAATAAATACATTTAAGGTTAACTATTATGATGATACTAATTGAAGGTGGAAATGTTGTGCCGGGTGCAGTCCCTATCAAAAGGGAAAACTTTGCTGCGGCTATGAAAAACCTTCAGGATATCCTACCGCAGGGATTAAATCTATATCCTATCGGTAGTGCAGGGAAGAAAGAGATATCAAGTGATATCGATGCCCTCGTTGATGCAGAAGAATTGATGAGGGCATTTCCTGCAAAGGAGCTTAAATTAAGTAGAAAAGAACTAGAAGATTACTTTAAGAGTAAAGGTCTGTTCGCAGCAAGGACTGGTGTCAGCATACACGTTGGTGTCCCCACTGGTGTTGGTGATGAGGTAGTTCAAGTGGATCTGATGGCTGTAGAAAATGCAAAAGCAGCACAGCCATTGCACACCCACGACTATTCTGATCCAAATATGAAGGGCGGAACATTACACGCAATGTGGGCTGATCTAGCGAACATGAGTAGTATTCCTGGACATACTAGTCTCATGATGAGTCCTTATAAGGGTCTAGTGGATAGAGAAAACAAAGAACTGATCACGAATGATAAAGATGAGATCGCTAAGATCATCATAGGACCAACTGCTTCAGCAGATGATATGGGTAATCCAACAAAGTTGTTGAAGGCATTACAATCATATCCTGAAAAATATAAGGCTATCAAGCAGAAGTACGCTATTGAAGACCCGATTGCTGAAGGTAGCAGTGAGTGGTTCCGTAATACATTGGATCGGTTGAGATGAAAATAAAAACTATCTTGACAGAAGCAGATGCATCTAAAGTAGGTCGTAAGTATCAGCATATTGAAGATTTGGTGTTGAGTCACGGGTCACACGGGGGATTACACGCAATCCAAAGATTGCGTAATATGGCTGAGCAAGGCGGAACTATAGAACTCAAATGGGACGGTATGCCAGTGGTATATTGGGGTCGTGATGAAGCAGGTAACTTCAGCATGATTCCTAAAAATGCATGGGCATATCTAAAGAGCGGAAAAACACAAACATCGTCAGGTGCCCCTACAGTCATGAGAAACCCGAATGATGTGAAATCATTTGTGTTAGGTACCGGTAGCGGAGATCCAAAAGCGAGAGAAGTGTTCGCTAAACAGTTTGCTAGTCTATGGCCTTATTTTGAACAGATTAGTCCTAAGCAAGGATATATAGAAGGCGGGTTGTTATTCTACCCAGGCACTAAACCAGACGGTGTGTCTGCTATGCCTATATATACTAAAGAGACTAATACTTACGACTTTACTCCTAATATCACGACATTCCATGTACCAGCAGATAGCGAGCTAGGCAAGAGAATTGCTAAGGCAAAGGTAATGGTAGCTGCTACAGGATATTTCCCCACATTAGGATCATCCGATGAGCAGCGTTATCCAGATGCAGCAAGTTTGAGTACACCGGATGTGATTGTTCAGGGCACGACTTATGTGCAGGATCCAGTAAAAGTAGATCAAAAAGGATTAGATAGGCTAGAAGCATTCATCAAGACTAATGCAAAAAAGATTGACGACTATCTTGCTCCTAAGCCAGGTATGAGCAATCCAGGTAGAGAACTATATTCATATCTAAACAAACATCTACGCACTGAGGGATTGGTAAATGATTTTCCAGATTGGGCTAAGTCAAATCTAAGTGCGAAAAAAGCAGAGACTTTACTCTCTGATAAAGAAGGGTTAAAAACGACGCTAGGTGCGATAGAAGCCCTTGGTATTCATAAGAAACTATTGATTGACGAGTTGAGTCAAGGATTACATGGTGGAATCAAGCAGACTAAGCCAGAAGGATATGCACAAGCACACCCTGGCGCAAAATTTGACTATGATATCCCTGGACAATTCATAAAGACAATTGACCAAAAGAATTGGTCTCCTAAGGAATCAGTACTTAATACAGGTACAGCTATAACTGAAGCACAGCAAGGTAAATCAGCCGTAGTAGGCTGGGGTCGTGGCATGGGACACACCGGACATGATGCTCTTGTCATCGCAGTATTGCATCAGGCAATAAAGACTAATGCGACACCGTTCTTTATCATATCACGCAGTTTCGGTAAAGATGATCCTATTCCACCTGAAATGAAGTTGGAACTTTATAGGAAGAAATTCCCTAAATATGCGGATATGTTTCAACTTAAAACTAATCTAAACGATGAATTAGCTGCATTAGCTTCTAATGGATATACTGACGTGACGCTTGTAGTTGGTGCTGATCAGAAAGAAGCATTTGGTTATCTCACCCGCCCTGATAAATCAGGTACAGAACCCTATAAAAAATTCGGATTAGATAGCTTGACTATAATGAGCAGACAAGATACGAAGGCTCCCGGAAGCGATACAGAAAGTCCTGACTATCATGAAGGACCTAGAGCAACACCCATGCGCGAGATATTAATGAATCCGAACGCAACTAAAGAAGAACAATTTGCCGTCTGGAGACAAGCAATCAGTCCTAAAATCAGCGATGAAGAAGTATTACATATGATGCGTGTGGCAAAAGAAAATCTCACGCAGTTTCACGCTCCAAAGCCAAAAGGTCGTAAACTAAAAGAATTCATACAGCGTATTCAGCCACTCATTGTTTCTGAATCTATCTCGGTTGATGAAAAGATACCTCTTATTCGTATGTTCAATCAAGCATCAAAGCAACTCAGCGAAGCTGCTGTAAAACCCAAATATGACAAAGACAAAATATATGAACTATTCATTAATCATCTTGACTCAGGTCCATTTGATGGTGGATGTCTAACTGCGGCTGAAGTCATTAAAAATCGTATAGGAGGAAATATTGTTGTTCTTGTTGATAAAAACAACATAGCACAACATGCAGTGGTTGAAAAAAACGGAGTCTATCACGATTTTGACGGACCTGCCAGTTCATTGAAAGCCATAATAAGCCGTTTCAATAAAAATGAGATGGCTAATGCGACGGGTGCTAGAAAACTCAAAGCAGGTGACCTACCTAATGCTAAGTTAGACAAAGCACTAGCAAAAGATATCGCTACTATATACCCGTATGAAGAACTTTTCGCTTCTCGTATAAACGAAGGTGATATGAAACCTACGCATGTCACTGGTAAGGAAAAGCCAGGGGCAGTAGAAATGCTAGAGAAAGCATTATTGAAAGCCAAAGAACGCGGCATAAAACTTGATTACGATAAGATAGACAAGATGATGCAAGTCGTCTGCAAAGAATACCATCTTACTGGTGATAAGTTACACAATGATTTCGTGAAGAAGCATCATATGATTCCGGATAATTGGATAAAAAAACAAAAGATAAACGAGACCACTTTTGATTGGTCTGACTACAACTACATTGAAGACATGGATACTAGACTTAGGATAACAGAGGCATTTTTTACTAGAAATACGGTGCTAACAGAAGCAAATGATCCTGAAATAGATTCTTATTTCAAATCATTAGTAAACATGTCTGATAATGTTAAACTTAATAAAAAATGTATTCTTGTACCGTTGGTATTGATCAATGATCATGTGTCTCCTGCACATGCACCTGAGGTAGTAACATTACTGAGCAAAGATAATGGCACATGTACTGCCCAAAGAAACTCAGGTCAAAAAGAAACTTATCCTCTTAGTAGATCCGTTGGTAATCTAACTACAGTGACGTTGTTGTTTAATAAAGCAGACTCGTATAATAAGGTACAAACATTATTGGCATTAAAGTTTGAAACATCTTTGCCAAATATAGAGGCAATTATTGGCATGAAAAAAAATGCCCAATCAAACACTAATATATCTCAAAACAACGATTATCTAGAAGAAAAATAATTTCACTACCTTCTACTGATGTAAATATCATTATAAGTTTACAACAGAAGAGGACTTAAATGGCACGTAAACCAAACACTAAGAAGGCAGCCGCAGCAGAAGAAAAGACTGTTCCGGTTGAGAAGATTCATGAGATCGCAGAACAGGCTGCTGCCGAGCAACAAGCTCCGCAAGAAGGCCAGATTCAAGTCAACGTAGATTTCTTACGTACAACTAAGGTTCATATCGCAATGCCTTGTTACGGTGGCATGTTGACTGAATCTACATTCATGTCATTCATCAAGTGGGCAAACACTGCCCGTCAACTTGGTATTGATTGGACCTTAGAGACTATGGTTAATGAATCTCTCATCAGCCGCGCTCGTAATACGCTAACGGCAAAGTTCTTAGACATGCCTGAAGCAACTCACTTGTTCTTCGTTGACGCGGACATCGGTTGGGAACCCTGGCATTTGCTAGTCCTTCTAAATCGTGATGTTGATGTCATCGGTGGTCTTTATCCGATGAAGACGATGCCGATCAAGTGGGTCGTCAACGGGTTTGAAGGTGCTGAAGAAGGTCCTGATGGTCTTCAAGAAGTCTCTAAGGCAGGCACTGGCTTCCTTCTCATGAAGAAGCATGTATTTGAGAAGTTAAATTCTCACCCAGCAGTCAAGCAGTATAAGAATGATATCGGTCTTGATCCGAAGTATGATCAATATCTAAAGACATACTTTGATACTGCTGTCCGTCAGAATCGCTACTACAGCGAGGATTGGACTTTTTGCGAGAACCTTAGGGATTTAGGCGGCAAGATTTGGGTTGACAAGCGTGTACTTCTCCGTCACTCAGGTTCATATGTGTTCTGCATGGAGAACCAGCAGCATCTCATGAGCAGCATCGGCCCGATGTATGTTCAAGAGCAGCAAAACATTGCTGCACAGCAGGCTGCACAAGATCCGATCACCGAGCCTCTATCACCTGCTGATGCTGCCGCTGCCGCTGCTGCATCAGCAGGTATTCCTGCTGCTGCTTAATTGCTACCGATAACTATTAAGATTGGGGCCTCAGAAATGGGGCCCTTTTTTTATTACATGATAAATACTACATCACTATGGGATCAATTCAATGAAAATCAATGATATCTACGAAAGCACAACATCTGGCTCTGTCGCTACAGTAGCACAACCGATGACAGGCGGCGCATTAAAGCGTGTTGGCCAAGGTGTTTACGGCAAGCAAAAGGGCGGCAATCTATTGACTGGTACAAAGAAGAAGGGTCCGTATGCTAATAGTTTGCGTGAGTCTGAAGAAGTTCATGTTGTTTATATAGACGGCAAGCCAGCAACTAAATCTACAAATGAAAAAGATGCTAAACGCCATGTAGAAATCATGAAGGCAAAACATCCTGATAAAAAGTATGAAATCAAAAAAGAGATTAGAGAAGGAGAAGAAGTAGAAAAATTCATTGTAACATACTATAGTCCTAAGCATGACAGAAATATTACCAAAACAATTTCCGCTAAAAACGAAGACGAAATTTGGAATGTTTGTCAGAATAAAGGATTAAGTGTCATAGAAGTCAAAAAGAAAAATAATAACATTAAAGAAGATGAACTACAAGAAGATGATTTGATCCTACTTCCTGGACAAGGCCGTACACAGAGAACTGGCTTTACTCAACATGATCCAGACAAAGCAGAACATGAAGGCGAGACATTAAAGAATAGCCTTCATACTATCGCCCGCGC